CATCTGGTAGTGCATTGTCTAGTATTCCGTCTTGGTTCTTGACATACGACTCACAGATATTATGTACGCGGGTTCCACGCGATGAGGCCTGTCTACTAATTTTGTTGGCCTCGGTTTCTCCAACGCGCCTTCGCCATTCGATAATTGATTGTTTTGAAAGGTTACCGAGTAACGAGGTAATACTAACGAACTTATTGCCTTCAGGAGTGACATAGAATCTTTTCCCTTCATGATTTTCTGTTTTTAAATCTTTTAATTCATTACCCACATAATTAAATTGTTTCATTACGACTTTCAGTTAGCCCGGAATCTTCATATCCCATGCGGCAGGTTGATTCTTCTTAATGTCTTTTAATTTGTCTCTCATCCAATCGGGAGTCTTTTTAGGATGACCTTTAGATGCTATATTATCGTATGCAAAAAGAGGAACACCAATTGCTTGACGAACATCCCCATCATTACATTCCATACATCTACCCTCTGGTACTTTTCTATTTGCTATGGTTTGAAATGCTTCAAAACAATAACCACAATTATCACATCTATAATCATACGTTGGCATAATTTCCTTCCATAAACCAATCTGGTTGGCCAGAATTTTTCCATCTGGCAAAACTACTCTTCTCTTTTATGTAGTAGTTTCTGTAAGCCTCAACCACATCTTCTTCATCTTTACAGTAATCAGGCATACATTGAGGTTGTTCTGTCAATTCACCTTCAGGAATATTCCTTGGGTGAAACTGTAGATACATATTCAATTTTGTCCATGATGCATGAAACCTGCCATACCTCATAGTGTATTCCATAGACAAGTTCTTCCAAAGTTTGAACAACCACAAGTAGTTGCTTTTATTGGTACGAGTCCATATTGTACAAGGGTGGTTCTTGTGAGCCACTTTATACAAAGACTCAGATATTACCTCATCACCATCAAGAATACGATGGGTAGTAGATAACATCTGAGCATATTCTATCATCATTTTACAGACATGCTTATCACAGTGCATTTCTGCAGACTCTTTTGGTGAGTCAGCCAATACGAATATATTCACTGTTTAGATCCTAGATTTTTCAAAAATACTACACGATTAAGATAAGTTTCAGGTTCATTATTATACTCACGATGCTCTGATACAGTTGCTTTAACTATGATACAGTCTTTCTCTTTGAAATTTTCATTTCCAAAATCTTGACCATCTCTAGGCACACTATACCGATAGAACATTGCTTTTCTGCCATGACGATCCACCATCTTATGAACTGAATATGGTGCACCATCTTGACCAACTTTATCATGCCGTTGTTCAAGTCTCAAAAAGAACTCTTTACGAACACCGACACTATCAAGGTAAAATGTATCTGGTTTACTCATTTGTTTCTACTCGCTATAGTCATTTCAAATAAAACACATTCTGTATATCCATTACGACAATATTTGGCCCTTGGATGAAGTAAATCAACTCCAAGATACTCAGCACATTCATCTCGTTTCTCTACACAAGTAGGAGCAGGAAAGTTCTCAGGAGTTAGACTGACACACTCAGTACAGACACCAGTATCTATATTAATTGAACAACCATCTGGTTTCAGACAAATATCAGTACCAAAAGCAACTGAACTCATCACACCAAAAACAAAAATACTGAATAATGTTTTCATATCATAGACTCTACTGCTTCTTCAACAAGTCGAGCCTCATCTCTTGCAAATCGATAACCATCTTCATAAGAACGGGCAGACTCTTCTCTGATCATTCGGGCCAGTATTTCACTAGCCTCTCTCATATTCGCTCCACCCATCCAAGTAGACAGAACTGACATTACCCTTTCTTCATAACTCATAATCAATCTCTATAAAGGTTTCGGGACTATTCCCAATCAATCAGTTACTATTATGTCATATAATTAGGGATTTGTCAAGTCAAAATCTTACCTTTTTGTAGAAAATATGAGTATCTATTTTTACTGTCCTTTCTCTTGGATTTGCCCATCTAGGGTCTGGAATATAATCTGCATGATAGTGTGTAGAACCATCCGTAATATCTCTTAGATTTGGATGTTTTAACATATATCTGGCAAGTTCTGTTGATTCTTCCCACATTCTACCTTGATATGGTTCATCGTGCTTGCCATCACAATACCAGCTAAATTGACATCTGTCTCTTACTGGAAAACCATTGGCATAATGTCTTCCTTGTTTGACTACATCACATACAGTATTTGGAAATTTTTTTGAATTTACTCTATTCAGAGTGACATGAGCAACAGCCATTTTTCCTGCAGTTGACTCTACTGCTGCTTCAAAGTAAATATTTTTGGCCATACAATCTAACTGTATAGGATCTAATAAGGGTGCTCTCGTTTCTGGATGTTCAAATTGTCCATCACCTTTGTATACGGATGGCACCCAAAATTGATTTACTACATTTGAATTTAATGTTGACACTGCATATAAAAATAGTGCAAGTGTCAATGCTATGAATTTCTTCATATTCCTCTTCTGATTTAATTTTAGATTCGGAAGCTATTTTCGGCGGGAACTACGGACATAGTTCTTTCCATGTTGCCATGGCTCAGATATGTAATCTTTATAGTCAAATGTTGAGTGAAAATTCACGCCCCCGATTTCAGTCGAAAAGCGCTGATTGGAAAAATCCCAATCCATAGTTAAGGACACTCCAAACTCACGTGCGAGCACAACTGCAATTTTAGTTGGTTCCATACCATTCATATCTAGTTGCCTTAATTCAGCTTCCACCACAGATTCGACACCATCAGCGGTGACTTTCTGTAGAGTTACTATTCTATCCTCAATGGACGTAATTGGTTTCACGATATTAATTCTGGAAATGTTTCTTTTACTAAGTTATAGGTTAAGCCGTTACATTTTATCTTCTTGTCTTTTATTTGACAAAGAAGGTCTGCCTCAAGAGGATGAACACTCTCCAATAATTCTATGAAAAGGTATTCTCTTCTTGCAGGTTTGAGATTCGGATTTCCACCCTCGACAAACAAATAAAGTTTTCTTATTAGCCCATACAGATAAGTAGGATTTTCTGATTCATCTACTACACTATTGTAAGGGGGATTTCCAGATGGTAAAAGAAACTTTATTTTTGGGTCATAAGTATACCTCAATATTTCTTTGAGAGCACCGTTATTTCCGTGTTTGAGTAGAACTGCTTTCTTCTCAGTTTTATTCTTTGCCTTTGCTACTTCGGCTATTATCGTTGTTAATGCTATGGCCATTATTCAAAATCTCCAATGTGTTCCATCAGATTCTTCAATCGCTTTTCAACAAAATATTCCATGAGCCTGCCGTGTTGTGGACGTTGCCCATCGAACTGGTTAATGATATTTATACGAATTGATTCTGGGGTTTCGTCCAAATCTACCATAGCTTTGTTTCTCTGAAAATTACGTTCCATCTCCTGCGTCCAATCGTTCTTATCGGTTTTCCAAAGTTCCATCTTCTTTTTTGAGATAGGTCTTTGTCTTTTGCCAGGTATAATGAAAGTATCATCTGCAGATAGTATATTAGGTACACCATCGCCTGTGTCACCTTTGATAAGTTTTTCCCAAAGAGACTCATCTGGATTACCCTTTACAAAATCCTTAGTCAAAGGTGACCATTGTTGAACACCTTGATATTTCTGCAACTGTATAAAATCCTTGTCACTTGAAATAATAAGAGTAGGATTTACTGCCACATGATCTACCAGAGTGCCAATAATATCATCAGCTTCTGCACCATCCACTTTCACAACTTTGTATGGAAAGTAATTACGAAAATCTTCTATCATACTATGAAGAAATTCAAACAAAGATTGCCAATCAGTAGTGTCGTTCTCACGCCTAGTCTTACGATTGGCTTTGTATTCTGGAAAAGACTCTTTTCTCCAATTCTTGTATGAATCACAACAAATAACTAATCCAGGCCCACTAGTCCCATCATAGATATGTCTATGAGTCTTTTTGTAGTTCAATATAGTATTCAATACAGTGTGCCGTAGTAGATCTTCTTCAACTACCACACTACCCTTACCCATGGCCATGAATGAACCTATCATGGTCTGGGAAAAATCAAGTAATATCATTCTGCCTCTAGGTTTTCTTTCAAAGATGATAAGAAGGCCGTCCATTGATTGATACGAGTCTTCCAATCATAGAACATATTCGTATATCCAGATTGCAGATCCAATAAGGATTGAGTACCATCTTCCCAATAAGAATTGATGGCACGAGCAAGGATGTGAGCATGAACCTGACAATGCCGGTCAGGATTTGGTTCATATCCATACATGAATGCAAAGTTGGCCGTAGTCTCTGGTAGAGCCCCAAGATTAGGACACACAACCAGATTCTTGGCCGACATTGATTCAATAGCAGTAATACAGGCAGTCTCCATATAAGTACTAGGATAAGCAAGTATATGAGACTTCTGTAATTCATCTCTAATTACATCATTTGGTACAGATCCAGAATAGTGCACTTGATCCATATCCTGTGCTTTCTTGTAGACATGCCTGAACTGTTCGTCCATGTGCGGTCTGTCATAAATCTTGAAACTAGAAAAGACCTTCAACTCTGCTTTGTCTACTGCTTCACTCTTTAAGTTCTCTTTCATCAACCGCCACGACTCAAGAAGTATTTCAAGACCTCTATGGGGGGTTGAAAAGTAGATACAAG